AGATGTCAAGACTGGAGATATTTATCAGTGCCGTTAAATCTTCAAAATGCCTTCGGCTTTCCATTTGGCTTTCAGCCGTTGGCGTTTGACTTTCTCGCAGGTGGAGCAATATCTCTGGCCGCCGTAGGCGCGATCGAACGGATGACCCAATCGGCAATGTGTTTTTTGTGAATTGACATAGGCGACTGACGCGGAATCACGGAGCGAATTTTGGGAACGAGTGATCGTCAACAAATGGGCCGGATTGACGCAGGCGCGATGTCGACAGGTATGATTCACCACGAAGCCTTCAGGGATGGGCCTGTTCACCAACCAGAGCGCGACGCGATGAGCTTTTCGTTTGCCTCGGCGAAACAGCAAGACACCATATCCGTCTTTGTCTTTCTGCCCAGTCCAGAGCAAGCAATCGCCGACGGCTCTCGTCTTCGCTTGAAATCGCCGAATTTCTTCGGCAGTTGGTGAGGTAGGGACGGCAGTCATGGCGCGGAGTGTAGCAGGACTGATATGGCTTGGCAACTGATCGGGAATATCGGCGGAAAGTCGGTAAGTTCTGAGGATGTTCAAGCGGCGGTGACGAAGGCCCTCTCGGCTATTCCGCCGGCTAAGAATGGCATGGATGGCCGGGACGGTATCGCTCTGACTGGCGCCGTCATCGATCGGCAGGGACATCTCGTGCTCACACTCTCAGATGGGCAAACGAAAGATGTTGGCCTAGTCGTGGGCCCTGGTCCGGACATGGGGATCGTGACGGCTGTGCTTCGTGAGGAAGTCAGCAAGATGCCCAAACCGAAAGACGGAAAAGACGGCAAAGATGGGATCGCCGGGTTGTCGTTTGAAGGCTCCTATCAGGACGGCAAGTCCTACGAGCTCGGGCACGTCGTCTTCTATGCCGGCGCAAGCTGGCACTGTAACGAGCCGACGAGCACCAAACCGGGCGACTCGAAAGCATGGTCGATGCTCGTGAAACGTGGGCGGGACGGGAAAGACGGCCGCGACGCGGTGGCCGGCCTTCCCGTCGTGTCGGTGGGGAGTCGGTAGGATGGCGACGCTCATCACCTTAGCCGACGCGAAGGATCACCTCAAGGTGACCGGCGAGGATGACAACGCCGACATCGAAGCCAAGTTGCAAGAAGCGTGCGATCTCGTGCTGCAGCACCTCAATACCGGCGCCGTGCCGGGCTGGTCGAATGGCACCGTGGCCGTGCCGGGCCGTGTCCAAGCGGCGACGTGCGTCATGCTGACCTATCTCTTCGAGCACCGCGGCGATGACATGGAACCGAGCGCGGAGATCTGGACCGCTATCGAACGCATCCTGACGACCACGCGCGTCTCGGCCTTGGCCTGACATGGCGATCGGGGAACTCCGCCATCGCGTGACCTTGGAGAATCCAACCATCGTGCCGGATAGCGAGGGTGGCTTTACGGAGACGTGGAGTGTGCTCGGGGTGGCTCGCCTGCCGGCTTCGGTCAATCCCGCGACGCCGCGCGACCTCGAACGCCAGACATCCGGCACCGTCACCGCGACTGCGTCGCATCTCGTAACTCTTCGTTATCTCGCTGGGGTGACAACCAAAACAAGAGTTCGATTTCACGATACGACGGATCGGGTGCTGGCGGTCGAGGGCATTGTCGATCGGGAGGAACGGCACCGGATGTTGATCTTGGCCTGCACCGAAGCCGTGTCATGAGCAACAACCGTCTGGAATGGACCGAGCTCGATGAGCTCCGCTCGGCGCTGATGAAGCTGCCCGAGGAATTCGGGCACGAAGGCGCCGAGATGATTGATGACACAACCGAAGTCACGGCGGCGAGTCTCATCCAGTCCTATCCGCTGGGGGATACAGGCAATCTGCGCAAAGGCGTCAAGCATACGGTCACGCGGGATCGCTTCGGGGCCGTCGGCATCGTCAAATCGACATCGCCACACTCGCACTTGTGGGAATTTGGCACTCAAAGTCGCCAGACTCGGAAAGGGTGGAAGCGCGGCAAAGCGCCGTCGCATAAGCCGGATGGACTCGTCCCGATTGCTCAACGCGAACGCCGCAAATTGAACATCAAGCTTCTCGAATTAGTTCGTCGCGCGGGCTTTGAAATCAGCGGGACGCTCTGATGGCGGATTCATCCGATGTCGACGCGGCCGTGATTGCCAAGCTTCTTGCAGATCCACAACTGATGGCTATCGTTCAAGACGGGGTGTTCTTTGACGTCGCCAAACACGGCGCAACGCGCTTCGTGATCGTCTCGCAAATGACCCATGAAGACGAATACATGTTCGGCGGTTCCGCCTTCGAAGCCTTCGACTATCTCGTCAAGGCGGTCGTGATTAATACCTCGGGGGCCGATGTGAAAACGGCGGCGACCCGCATTCATGCGGTGCTCCAGGATCAACCGCTCAGCGTGACGGGCTATTCCCTGATGCGGATGCAGCGGATCGAGCGCGTGCGCTACACCGAACCGGACGACGACAATGCCGATGCCCGCTGGCAACACCGCGGCGGGCGCTATGCCGTGGTCGTCAGTCCGTGACGAGCTTTATCAGCCTCGAGGAACGCGGCATTGAGGCGTTGGAACGGATCGCGAATAGTCTCGATCAGCGGGATCGGATCGAAGCATTAGAAGAATTGTTGAATGACTTTGTGGTGCTGATGAAGACACCGCACGCGTCTGACGAGGATTGGGTGAAATTGCTCGAGGATGTCGAAGAGGCGTTGACATGAGTCGAGACGTGTTGCTCTACGGCCTCAGTCAAAGCGAGGAATACGCCGCGCTCATCCACTGGATGCAGACCACACCCGGCCTGCACGAATTCCCAGCCCCCGACTACCATCGGGTACAGATCGAGCATTGGGTATGGTCGCACCGCGAAGCCCTCGGCCGCGACATCCTCGATGTCGGCGTCTACAACCCGCGCCGATATCTCGGCGATGGCTATATCACCTTCGGCGAACCGGACACGTCAACCGGCGAAGACACGAAGGGCGATCTGCTCTCGTTGCCCTTTCCGGCGGATGCCTTCGATGGCGTCGTGTTGACCGAAGTCCTCGAGCACTGCATTGATCCGCGGGCGGCGCTCTGCGAAATCTGGCGCGTGCTGAAGTCGGGCGGACTCTTGCTCGTGACATCGCCGTTCCTCTGGCCCGATCACCGAACCGAAGACTACAAAGATTATTGGCGCTTCACGGAGCAGGGATGGGAACTGCTCCTCCAGCGATTTACCGATGTGCAGATCACGCCGTGTGCGCTGACGCCAGAAGGGCAAGCCGCCTACGACATCTTGCGGCGCTTCGAAGCGATGGGATTCGCGAGCCTCACGAAAATCACGACAGCGTATCTCTGTGAGGCGCGCAAACCATGAAGCTTCGGCTTTTATTGCTAGGCCCAGGAGCAAGTTGGGCCACCGCAGACGTAGCGGCCGGATTGCGCGATGGATTGATTCACCACGGCGTCGAGATTATCGACTACGCCCTCGATACGCGCATCGGCCGCTCGCGGAGCTGGCTGTATTACAACTGGCGCCAGCACAAGAAAAAGGATCCCTCGATCGGCAAGCCGAATGTGGCTGATGTGTTCCTCCAAGCGGGCCGCGATGCGTTCTGGGTCGCCTGGTGGATCAAGACGTTCAAAGGTTTGGACGCGATCTTTATCGTCTCGGGCATGTTCGTCCATCCCGATGTCGTGATGGTGATGAAAGCCTCCGGCCTCCCGGTGTATGTGCTCTTCACCGAGTCGCCCTACGACCAGGACAAAGAACTGGCCTTCGCAAAACTCGTCGATGGGTGCTGGACGAATGAACGATCGAGCGTCGAGAGCTTCCGGCGCGTCAATCCGAATGCCGGCTATCTGCCGCACGGCTGGCACCCGATGAAACATCTGGCCGGGCCGCAACCTGGCGACGACCTCCTGCCTGCGCACGATGTCGTCTTCGTCGGCTCTGCCTTTGCCGAGCGCGTCACCTGGCTCAAAGCGATTGATTGGACCGGGATCGATCTCGGCCTGTATGGCTCGTGGGAATCGCTTGGCTCGAGACATCCCTTGCGTCAGTTCGTGCGCGGGAATCAAACGGATAATGCGACGGCCGCCGCGCTCTATCGTCGGGCGAAGGTCGGCCTCAATTTGTATCGGACCTCGATGGGCTGGGGCAAAGGGGCGCCGTCGATTCAGCATGCCGAAAGCCTCAACCCTCGCGCTTACGAGCTCGCCGCCTGCGGGGCGTTTCACTTGAGCACGTATCGGCAGGAAGTCGCGGAAGT